GTGATGAATTCCAAGACTTAGGTGAAGTGGAATTTTTGAAGCGTGCTTTTGTGCAAAATCCAACTTTTGGATGCTGGACGGCTGCCCTTGAGATATCGTCGATAGGAAAGTCGTTACACAATCAGATGGTGTCAAAGGTAACGTCGCGAGAGGAAATTGCGGCGCAGGCTATTAGATCAGCGAACACGGAATTTGCTTACCATGGTGCAGATGAATTTCATAAGCGCCAGGAACAACTTTATAGAGTAGCACAAGAGTGTGAACTAACGGAGTTAGTAGGTGAATTACCAACGCTGAATCAAATAGTCGATAGACATTCTCAATCTCGTCTTCCTAAGCCTATGTTAGATGAACCATTACTGGAGAATCATGCGAAGGAAGATGATGTGTCATGTATGACTGATAGCTATGTTAATGAAATTCTTAGTGATTTTGAAAATGAAGCTGATTCAATAGTTGACATATATGAGAAGTTAGCCGACGAAATACTATTGTCTGCAAAGGAGAGTTCTGAAAAGGAAACTGAAGATACATTGACCGATACTTGTGTTAAGTTAATGGGTCGTAAACCAACATTCAGAAATCAGCAGATTTTCGGAGGCTTCTTAGGAGAAATGGATTTGTTATTCATGGTTCCCACAGGGACTTACCAGAGTTGCATACAGATTGAAGTTAAGTCTGTAGTCGGGCATCCACAAACAGTGACTTCGAGAGTCAACGATGTGTGTGCGCAATCACGTAAGTATGCTAGGGCAATTGCAGTTTTGCGGCCAAAGCTTCCCATTATTGGTATGATATACACGGAACTTGGTTTTAGTGTTTCGTACCAACGGACTAATGATTACCGCTCGCATGAGAGAGTGCGAGAGTGGATCTTAGATACTCTTCTTTTTGATATTGGAGAATATGATCCAGACCTGTAGAATGTCTATAAAAGTCTAGTCTCGTGTCCCTAACGAGATGCATTTTGTAAAGCAAAAATAGGGATGTTTGTATTGGATTACCCACATGTTGCATATTTATCTGTATTTAATGAAATTTTGTGAGGCTTGCAAACCTCTCCGGAACGTAATGTTCGGTGTTATCTAGCACCCCGTTTAAAGGAACGGACGGAAAAGCAGGCGGGAAGTATTATAATCGTAAATACTATCCTTGTATATAAATTCGATTGGTAATTTTGTAAATATTAATTTTGAAATCAATTTAGAGAAATCCGAGATTCTGGACAATCACAGTGCAGAACAGGTAATTTATAAAACCGCAGATTCATCGCAACACGAGAACGTAATGTTCGACGACGATGATGCAGGTTTCGCGTATGACTTAGATGATTATATTGACCCCACTCGTATGATGCAGGATTCAGATGATGCCGATTTAGGCAATTTCTTTCAACGTCCAGTAAAAATTTACGAAAAGGAATGGGGATTGGGTATTACTTTTGGAGAGGATTTTGATCCTTGGAGTTTATTTTTCCAAAATAAGAGGGTGATAAATCGTATATCCAATTTCAATTTATTGCGTTGTAAGCTACATTTAAAGTTCCTGATTAATGGAACGCCATTTCACTATGGTAATGTCATTGCTGCGTACAATCCTTTGGACGTTTTCGATGATACAGCACCTTCGCTTACTTCGTTGATAAATCAAGATCTAATTCAATTATCACAGAAACCACACATATACCTGAACCCCACCACTTCACAAGGAGGGGAGATGGAGCTACCATTTTTCTATCATAAGAACTACTTGAGTGTACCCG